ATGCGCGACGTCCTGGACGCGTCCGTGGCCGAGAGCGTCGGCCTCATCCGCTCGATCCCGCAGCAGTACCACACCGAGGTCGAGGGCCTCGTGATGCGCTCGGTAAAGGCGGGGCGGAAGCTCGACGTGCTCACCCGCGAGCTGCAGCAGCGGTACGGGGTGACCAGGAAGCGGGCCGCGCTGATAGCGCGAGATCAGAACAACAAGACGACGGCGGCCCTCACCCGCGCGCGCTATGAGGAACTTGGCATCGAGAAGGCTGTATGGTTGCACAGCACGGCGGGAAAAGAGCCGCGGCCGACGCATGTGAAAAACAGTGGAAAAGCCTACGTGGTGTCCGAGGGATGGTTTGACCCGGACCCGCGCGTGCGTAAGAGGATATGGCCCGGTGAGTTGATCAACTGCCGCTGCGTCGCGAAGCCGGTGGTGAAGGGGTTTACTTAGAGGTTATACGATGATAGGCGAGGGCAATGCCCCGCTGGCCGTCCATCCAACGCGAACCGCTTCCGATGCGGTTCTGGTTGAAAGTCTTTAAGACGGACACCTGTTGGGAGTGGACTGGCTACAAAAATCGCAAGGGATACGGGATGATTTGGGACGCAGAAATGGGGCGTCCCGTTTTAGCTCATCGTGCTTCTTGGAAAATACATCATGGGGATAATCCTCCTGACGATCTTTTCGTTTTGCATCTATGTGATAATCCCAAATGCGTTCGGCCGGATCATTTGCGGATTGGCACGAACGAAGAAAATATGCGCGAGGCGAGGGCCAAGGGGAATCTTGCAGGGCAGTTCAACGGGCGGGCCAAGTTAACATGGCAGGATGTTGACGATATTCAGCAACGGTTCCTCTCGCTAAGGAGGAGTATTGCCAATGAGTTTGGTATTTCGGAAGGGGCGGTAAAGGACCTCTTAGCGAGGCGAAGGTGGAATAAGGTTAGAAAAGATGGCGCTTGATCTGCTTGTGGTTAATCCAGGGGCGAGTCACGGCATATACGGTGAGCTCGGCAACAGCCTCATAGCAGTCGAGCCGCCGCTGTGGTGCCGCATCCTGGCGGCGCACGCTCGCGACAAGGGCTACAGCGTCGACATCCTCGACGCCGAGGCGTGCGGGCTGAGCGGGGCAGAGGCGGCAGCGGAGGCCCACGCTCGCAAACCCCGGCTCGTCTGCGTGGCGGTTTACGGGCACCAGCCGTCGGCATCGACGCAGCAGATGTGGGGAGCGCGGCAGTTCTGCATGGAGTTCGTCCCGCTCTCCAGCACGCCGGTCGTCATGGTCGGCGGCCATCCGTCGGCCCTGCCGAGGCTCACGATCGAGGAGGAGGCCGTCGATTATGTGGCGATGGGCGAGGGGCCCGCGACCGTCGAGGGGCTTTTGGCGGGGCACGACGAGAAGGACATCCCCGGCCTCGTGTGGTCGAGCGCGAACGGGGACGTGAACATCAACAAGGCCGCGCCGCTGTTCCACCCGGACGACCTCCACGGCAACGCGTGGGACCTCCTGCCGATGGACCGCTACCGGGCGCACAACTGGCAGTGCTTCGGCGACCTGTCCAAGCGGCAACCTTACGCCTCGGTCTTCACGTCATTGGGATGCCCTTATCGCTGTTCCTTCTGTCTTCGGGAAGGAACGACAATTGTCACTGCGAAAGGGAAGAATAAGAAGATAGAGGATCTCGTGGTCGGCGACAAGCTGCTCGCATGGGACGAACAGAAAAAAGAGATCGCCGAAACTACGATCTCACAAACGGCATCCAGAATTATCGATCGCTTGATTCGGATTACTGCCTCTTCTGGGGAAGTCATTGAGGTCACGGCAGAGCATCCGATCTATACTCAACGTGGATGGGTGGAAGCGGGAGAAGTCACTAAAGCAGACCGTTTTTGGGTCATGGAGACGCGCGATAAGATGCGCTTCCAGATGCGAACTAATAATCCGGCGAAGAAGATGACGCCCGAATGGCGGGGGCGGATTTCAGCAGCCACCCGTGGATTAAAGAGAAGTGCAGCGTCCCGGATACGGTACCGCTACTCTAAGCTCGGCGACAAGAATCCGATGAAGCGCAAGGAGATTTCTATGGCTCCGGCGCTGCGCGCATTTCGATCTGATCGGATGAAGGAGCTTTGGAGCGATCCGCAAAGGGCGGCTGCTTTCAATGCTACCCGTCCAGTCGGTGAAGACCACCATAATTGGCAAGGTGGCATTTCCCGGTTTCCGTGGCCGCTCAAGTTTAACAATGCGCTTAAGAAGCGCATAAGGCAGAGAGACGACGAGACTTGCCAAGAATGTGGAGTGAAGGCTGGATTGACCGTCCATCACGTTGACTACGACAAAGAGAATTGTGACGAGTGCAATCTGATCACATTGTGTCGGGGTTGCAATTCGCGGGCGAATTTTAACAGGACATCATGGCGAGCAAAGTTTTCCGAGATGCTATCGGCTCGCGGCCAGTGTCCGAGCTTCAAGGAGATAGCGGATATCCAGCATCTAAAGGGCGAGTATACAGTGTACAATTTTGAATGCTCGCCTCACGACAATTATTGGGCGGAGAGAATCCTCGTTCACAACTGCTGCATCAACGCGCCGTTCGACTCGAACAAGTATCGCATGCGCTCGCCCGAGAGGGTCATTTATGAGATCGAAGGGCTGCACCGTTACTACGGCGTCGACACATTCAAGATCACCGACGAGATGTTCGTGCTGAACGAGAAGCACTACACGGCGATCTGCGAGGGGCTGATCGAGAGCGGGCTCGGCAAGAGGATCAACATCTGGGCCTACGCGCGGGTGGACACGGTGAAGCCCGACACGCTGGCGCTGCTGCGGCGGGCGGGCATCCAGTGGCTCGCGCTCGGGATCGAGTCTGGCTCGGCGCACGTCCGTGACGGCGCGATGAAGAAGCTAAGGCAGAGCGACATCATCGGCACAGTGCGCACGATCCAGGACGCCGGCATCAACGTCATCGGCAACTTCATGTTCGGCCTGCGCGACGACGACGAGAAGACGATGAGGGCGACGCTGGACCTCGCGATCCAGTGCCGGCCGGACTTCGCGAACTTCTACTCGACGATGGCGTACCCTGGTTCGGGCCTGTACGCGCAGGCGGTGAAGGAGGGCTGGACGTTGCCGGAGACGTGGCGCGGCTACTCGCAGCACAACGACGATTGCCGCCCGCTCGACACCGAGCACGTCAGCGGCAAGACGGTGCTGGCGTATCGGGACGCAGCCTTCCGCAAGTTCTTCTCCGACCGCGGCTACCTCGACCATGTCTTCGACAAGTTCGGCGAGGAGGCCGAGGACCACGTCCACAGGATGCTGAGCTATAGGCTCAAGCGGAAGCTGCTGGAGGCCGCGTGAAGAAGAAGAGATCGACGAAGGCGGAGCGCGAGGCTATTAGCCGCGTCAATGTTGCCGGACGACGTGAGGGGCAAGCCTTACGTCGGTTCCTACCGACGCTTTCCGACCTCGTCGACCGCCTTTCTATCGTGCAACTGAAGGCTATTTTTATCCCTGAGCACCGCGAGGAATATCTAATCGAGCGCATGCTGCTGGAGCACGACATCGATTTGATCCTGGCGGGGAAAGAGGTCACGGCGTCGGACATCCACGCGGTCCTCGTCATCATGCTCGCGAACAGGTTCATTTGGGAAAATGAATCGAAGGCGCGGCAGGGCGGACATGAGAATGACCATTTGCTGCGCATAACTCACTCCATCAACGGCATCCGCAACGCGGCGAAGAACAAGCTGGCTCGGCTCGACGGTGGGCGAAAAGATTACAAGCTCGACTCGCTCGCAGCGGACCTCCCTCCCGAGTTCGGCGCATGGGGAAGTGTTTTCGAGGTCGACAACAGCGTGGGGTGACGTGGCCTATCTCATCGCTGGATTCGTGATCGGCACCGCCATCGGGGCGGGTGCGATCCTGTGGCTGGTGCCGCTGTGATGCGAGACTTCCTTTTTGTCGGCTGCGAGCGCGGCCATGACATGCACCACATCGGCGGCCGCAACGCCGGCTGCGACGAAGGGGATGATTGCTGCTGCTCGGTGCCTGTCCACAAGTGCTCACGCTGTGGCGATTGCGACTATGGCGAGAACCCGGAATCTGATCAGATACGCGCTGCATGCGCGTTGGAGCGGGAATGACGAAAGACGAACTGATCGCGTTCGAGGCCGAAGTCGCCGCGGCGTTCAACGCCGGGAAGATACGCGCGCCGGTCCATCTCTCCGGCGGCAACGAGGAGCAGCTCATCGCGTTTTTCGAGGAGCACGAGATAGGGCAGGAGGATTGGGTCGCGACCACGTGGCGCTCGCACTATCACTGCCTGCTCAAGGGCGTGCCGCGCGAGACGCTGATGGTGGACATCCTGGCGGGCAAATCGATCACGCTGAACTATCCGGAGCACCGGGTGATCTCCAGCGCGATCGTCGGCGGCGTCCTTCCCATCGCGCTCGGTATCGCGTGGGCGATCAAGAGTAGGAAGAAGTTCGGCCTTGACGAATATGACTCGGCCCGCGTCTTCGTCTTCGTCGGCGACATGACAACTCGCGGCGGGATGTTCCACGAGTGCGTGCAGTACGCGAACGGCAAGGGCTTGCCGATTAAGTTCGTGGTCGAGGACAACGGCATCTCGGTCTGCACGCCGACGGCGGAAACGTGGGGGTTGGAGAACCTCGGGGGGAAGGTCCACAATTATTCTTATAACTTGCCGTGGCCGCATTCCGGCGCTGGACACCGAGTCCAGTTCTGAGGGATAATAATCCCGCATGACTTATCTCGACGAGCTGTCCCGCGCGATGGAAGAACTCGGTCGCTGGCCCTGGACGATATTCATGGGGCAGGCGGTCGGCTGTCCCGGCACCGGGATGACGCAGACGTTCAAGAACGTCGCGCGCGATAAGCTGCTGGAGCTTCCGGTCACCGAGGATATGCAGCTCGGGATGGCTACCGGGATGTCGCTCGCGGGCTACATGCCGATCTGCGTTTACCCGCGCATCAACTTCATGATGCTGGCGATGGGCCAACTGGTCCTGCACTTGGACGCGCTGCCCCGGTACTCGCGGTACAAGCCGAGGGTCATCATCCGCACGGCGGTCGCCACGGCCGTCCCGCTCGATCCCGGCCATCAGCATCTGGGCGACTACTCCGGGGCGCTGCGCGACATGCTGGAGACCGTGAAGGTGGTGAACTTGACGGAGGTGGGGCAGGTGTTCGGCGCGTACATGGAGGCGACGGAGGCTCCGCGTTCCACGCTCATCGTCGAGTACGTCAGCCTCTATCAGATGCGCGAGTGCGATCCCGTCTCGCGCCTGCCGGAGTGGGTGGGGCACCAATGAGCGACTGTAAGATCACCTATCCGACCGCGTTCTCCTGTTGGGGGCCAGAAGAAGGCGACGCAATGATGCGTGTCATATCTTCCGGCCGCTACACGATGGGGCCGGAG